GATGGTAATGCTGGACAAGTTCTAAAAACAGATGGTTCTGGAAACCTTGCATTTGCATCTGTTAGTTCACTTGCTGGTTCTGGTATTCAAAATGTATCAGATGACAGCTCTCCACAACTTGGAGGTAATTTAGATTTAGTAACACATAGTATTGTAACTACATCCAATAGAAATATTACACTTGCACCAAATGGTAATGGTAAAGTTGTTGTGGGAACAAATGGTATTGCGTTTGCAGACGGTTCAACACAAACAGCTGCTGGTTCAACACAAGGATTTGCAATTGCAATGGGCATTGCACTTGGGTAGTATAAATACTATAAAAGGATAATTTAAATGGCAAAACCTACATCAAGAACAGAATTTAAGGAATACTGCCTTAGAAGTCTAGGTAAGCCTGTAATCGAAATAAATGTCGATCCAGATCAGGTACAGGATAGAATAGATGAGGCATTACAGTATTTCGCTCAATATCATTATGATGGTATTGAAAGAGTATATCTAAAACATCAAATTTCACAAGCAGATATTGATCGTTCAAGAAGTGATACCACTCTTGCAACAGTAACAGATGTTGATGCATCAACTACAGCAGTATGGAAAGAACAGAAAAACTATATTCCTGTTCCAAGTTCTGTTATGTCTATCGTAAAAGTATTTCCAATGACAGACAAAGCTTCACTTAATATGTTTGATGTTAGATATCAATTAAGACTAAATGACTTATATGATTTCAGTTCTACTTCAGTGATGCATTATGAAATGACAATGCAACATCTAGATTTTCTAGATCACATTCTTATTGGTGAGACTGCAATACGACATAACCAACATCAAAACAGATTATATATGGATGCAGATTTTCAAACTGATTTTGTAGATGGAGACTTTATCATTATTGAATGTTTTCGTAAATTAGATCCAGACACATTTGCCGATGTTTGGGATGATATATTTTTAAAGAAATACGCAACACAACTCATTAAAAAACAATGGGGTGCAAACCTTTCAAAGTTTCAAGGAATTCAAATGTTGGGTGGAGTTGCACTAAACGGCGAACAGATATATACACAGGCGCAAGAAGAAATAAATCAGTTGGAAGAACAAATCCAACTTGCATATGAACTTCCGCCTATGCATATGATAGGATAGACAATGCCTACTAATGTATATTTTGATACAGGCACAATGCCAGAACAGCATCTCTATGAAGATTTAATCATAGAACAATTGCGTATTTACGGACAGGATGTGTATTACATTCCTCGTAAGATGGCTGGCACTGATAGTATTTTTGGAGAAGATATTAGTTCTTCTTTTGAAGATGCATACCTTATCGAAATGTACATAGATAACACTGATGGATATGAGGGTGAAAAAGAACTCATGTCTAAATTTGGTTTAGATATTCAAGACGATGCAACCTTTACAGTTGCAAGAAGAAGATGGGAACAATTTGTTACTGTTGATAATAATCTAATTGAATCATCAAGACCAAATGAGGGTGACTTAATTTATTGGGCAAAAGGAAAGAAACTTTTTGAAATTACGTTTGTAGATCACGATGATCCTTTTTATCAGGCTCAAAATCTACCTACATACAAACTTAAATGTAAAACATTTGAGTATGCTTCAGAAGTTATTGATACTGGTATTGCAGAACTTGATAACATTGAGACAGATAATTCTCTGGATACAATGCAACATCAGATTACACTGGAACAAACTACTGCATTTAATCAGGGTATTAGACTTGAAGGTGCTGGTGAAGGTAGAATATTTGATTCATCTTCTATCGGTTACGATCAACCAGGCGCTGGTAGTTTTGATGCAAGTACACTTACATTTGACAATGCAGGGCCATTCATCATTACTGAGGATGAAACTCTAGATGGTGCTCTTGCAGTAGAAAATTCTGTAGAGGGTGCCGATGCGTCCTATATAGTACTAGAAACTTACGATATTGCAACGATTGATGAGAATTCACAGAATGAGGACTTTGAACTTGCAGATGATAATATATTAGACTTCACTGAATCTAATCCATTCGGTGATGCTGGGATGAAATAAACTATGATTGGACAATATTTTTATAATCAATCCACAAGAAATGTGGTAGTTGCATTTGGTACATTATTTAACCAAATTCAACTTACGAAAAAAGATAATAGTGGTAATGTAATTCAAACCATGAAAGTGCCTCTTGCGTATGGGCCTAAACAGAAGTGGTTATCTAGACTTACAGAAGATCCAAACCTTAATAAAAAGGTAGCAGTCACATTACCAAGAATTGGTTTTGAGATTTCTGGTATGACATATGACTCAACCAGAAAACTTAATAAAGTTATGAAAGTTAAAAAGGTTGCAGATGGAGCTGATGCAGAACAAGTTAAATCTGGTTTTATGCCTGTTCCTTACAATATTAATTTTGAGTTGTATATACTGTCAAAGAATTCTGATGATGCACTTCAAATTGTAGAACAGATCCTTCCATACTTTCAACCAGAATATACAGTGACAATGAGAGAAGTTCCAGAACTAGAAATAATTCGTGACGTTCCTATTGTGTTAAACAGTATTAATTATGAAGATGATTATGAAGGTGAATTTACAAGTAGAAGGAGTATTGTATATACGCTTTCTTTTACTGCAAAGTATTACTTGTACGGCCCAGTAACGTCTTCAAATGTTATTCGCTCTGTACAAGTTGACCAATATGCAGATATGCCTGTTAATTCACCTAAGAGAGAACAAAGATATTCGGTTACTCCAACACCTAATTCAGTTGCAGCTACTGACTTTGACCCAGATGATGATAACTTTGGATTTAATGAAACAACAAGTTTCTTTGAAGATGCCAAAGAATATAATCCAGTAACTGGTCAAGATGAATAAATAGTAAAAAGAAATAAGGATAAAAGAAATGCCAATTAGAAAACCAGTAGCTGGAGTAGGTTTCTTCCAAGGAGAAAATGGAGCCAGAGGTGATGCCACAGATGGTAAAGGTGATATTTTTCGTGTGAATGAATCAGTTCTAAACACTAGTGTAACTATTGCTGCTGGTGAAAATGCATCATGCGCTGGGCCTTTGACTGTATCTACAACTGGAACTGTTAACTTAACTGTTAATGGTGACTTGACGATTGTATAGGAGAGAGACATGGGTTCAACATTAACAGTAGATAATATCGTAGGTGCAACTACAGCCGCAAATGTAAAGTTGCCTGCTGGTCATGTAGTTGGTTGGCAATCGGCAAATGCCGCTAATAGTACACAAACTAGTAGCAGTACTTATGCTGATATAACTAACATGACATTAAATTATGCGTGTAAACATTCTACTAGCATTGTTTATATTATTGTTCATGTTCATGTGTTTATACCCCAACAAGCAACTGCTTGGCAAACAGTAGGACTAAAAATATTAAAAGGAAGTACTACTCTATATACTGATGGTAGTGGAACTGCTGGAACTGGACATTACACGGATAGTGCGAACAATAGGTTCATGGAATATATCTCAGTACAAGCTGCTCATGCGCCCACCGATACAAATAGTCATACTTATAAAGTTCAAGGTGCAAAACTTGTTGGTTCTAATGCTGCTGACTTTAATAATGGTGCTTATGGTGGTGGTGGAAGAATAACAGTTATGGAGATTGCACAATGAGTACTTTATTCGTAAATAATCTAACAACAGCAAGTGGTACAGACATTACAGTTGGAGCTGGTAAAACAATTAAAGCGCCTGGAATGGTTGTGCAAGCGGTATTTGATGACCCAACTTCAGCATTTACTTCTGGTAACGGTAATACTCAAGTAGCTACAACTTCAACATCATATGTTAATAGTGGTATAAAGATATTAATTACACCAAAATATGCAAATAGTTTAATATTAATTAGTGGTTCATTACAAATGGCAACGCCAGCAAATGACTATTCTTATATTACAATGAAAAGAGTTATTAGTGGTGGAGCAACAACAGATTTAGGTCATGTTCATGCTGACGGAAGAAATTTTGGTATAGTTACTAAAGGGGCAGGCAATGCTTATGGATGGGATCAGGTTGCAATTCAATACCCAGATAAACCTAATACTACTAGTCAAATAGAATATCAGTTTTGGCACAGAAATAATTCTACTTCTGGTTCTACATACCTTGGTTGGACAAGTGCATCAAACGGTGTATTGCCACACAACCAGTTGTTTTTACATGCTTTAGAGATTGCACAATAAGGAAATAAGATATGGCATCAACATTAAAAGTAAATACAATCGCACATAGTGGTGGAACGTCTGCAATGACTATTGATAGTGCTGGAACAATAGACTTTCCTGTTAATAAT